GGGTACGCACGCCGCGGCCCTGGTCATGCGGAGCTGCCGGCTCGTGTGCGTCGACATCGACGGCAAGAACGGCGGGCTGGAGCACGCAGCCAGCCTGGGGGCCCTGCCCCTGACGCTGGCAGAGACCAGCAAGAGCGGGAACGGGTACCACCTGTACTACGCAGTACCGGAGCAGTGGACAGAGGATGAGGGCTTCGGCTCTCTGGCCGACGCCATTGGCATCGTCACTGGCGTAGACATCCGGGCAGTGGGGTGCGTCTACCACTACCCGAGCCAGCGGTGGAACGAGCGGGAGATCGCCGAGATCCCTGACTGGTTCCTCGACAAGCTCCTGGAGCGCAAGGCACGACGCGCCGCTTTCACGGCGCAGACAATGAAACTCGACACACTCGACGAAACGGAGATCCTTATCATGCACGCAGAACTGTTGGACGAACTCGCCAAGCCGATCCCCGCTGGTAAGCGGAACACGAGCCTGTTTGCCATTGGGCACAAGCTCAAGGCGGCACAGGTACCGGGCTGGGAAGGGCACCTGACCGCACGGGCAGACGACCTGGGATTGTCGCAGGACGAGACCGATCGTATCGTTCGTAACATCGGTCGGTACGACGCGCCGTAGCGCGTGAAAGGGGGAACAGTCCACTAGGGACTGTTCCCCCTATTTTTTATCAGTTACAGGACTGTATAAGAGGTATAATGAGGGGATGAGGACTATGGATGACAAGGGAATTTCTGAGGTAGAGGAATTTCTGAAGGGTAAGTTTGACAAGAACGCACCTACCTCTGGCGTGCCCAGCACAGCTGGCCCCGCCGCAGGGTCAACCCGCATCGACCAGCTTGTACTTCCCGATGAAGAACGCGGCAGGATGCCCTTCACGAAGGACAAGTACGTCGTGCGCGAGAACCCTCAGCTCGTGCAGTGGGAACGGGAGACGCGCAAGTTCCTGCGTAACCTCAGTCCGGCCCACGGCCACCGAGTCAGCGCCGTCATGATCTACGAGTGGGCGACCGGGATCTCTGTCAAGGAGCTCCTGGAGCAGGGCGGTACCGCCAGCCCAGACCTCCGCAAGATCAACCAGTGTCTGCGGCACTACTTCGGCGATCCGTACCAGACGTACATCGGCGGCCGCAAAGTGCCTCGCGCCTACAAGGTGAAGAGCGGCTACTACATTCGCCGGCACCGGCCCATGACGATCACTCTGTACCTCGAGTACAACGAGGGAGTCCTGAACCCGTAATGGGAAGGCCCGGCACGCAACACTCTAGCATCAGCCGGTGGCGCCAGCTACCACCGCTGCCACTGCTCCCCGACGATCAGCGCGTCATGCCTGAAACCTGGGGCCTGGCAGAGATGTACTGGCACCCCTACACCTGTGACTGCGCGGCGTGCGCGCTGCCCGAGGCCATGCGCCTCAAGCAGTACCGCGTCCAGCGCACCAGGGACAAGGCTATACCCGCATCGAAGCCTGTTCCAGCACTTCCTCATCTACCTGCGGGCCTCCTTCAAGTCGTTGAAAGAGCAGCGAAATCGAGTCGAGATCCTTCGCCATGATGGACTGCAGGATCAGCGTCGCCGCTGTCTTGTCCAGCATGTCGGGACTGTCTTTCCAGACCGTTTGAACTGTCCCGAACCGCTGGTTCCAGAGCCAGCGTAGCCTGGTGTCCATGCTCGCACGGTGCTCCTTCGGGATCTCCTTGCGGAAGTGCCGGCGCTCAGCGAGCTCTGTACTCATGACTTTCCCCCATCGCATTCTCCAGTGAGGATCCTGCGTAGCTTGCCGTAGTCGAGCTGCCTGGATCCCCACTGGAGCTCGAGCTCATGCAGGGCCCGCTTGTTGCGGTCTGCGGCCTCACAGGTCGGAGCTGTCTCAGCGTCAGCGATCACGACTGCACCGCCTCGGGCGAGACGGTGAGGTCGATGAACTCGATCTCCTCGCTGCGGGTCTGTGCCGGGTGAGTGCCGGGACGGCGCCGGCCGACCATCCGGTTCAGGATCAGCTTCTGCGCCCGGTTCGCCTTGGCAAAGGATCCGCGGACCTTGGTGTCAGGGTTGTTCGCAACGTGGAACAGGGCCCGGCCCACGAGTTCGTACACGGGGGCATCGATCGGAGCACCCTGGGCCGGGTGGTCCGCCACGTACTGCAGCGCCTCGGCGATGCTCTTGTGTCGCTTTAGCTCCACACTCCGCTCCAATCTTCCTCATAGTTCGCGCTCTTGCGCGGGACTGAACTCGATTCGTCGAAAAAATTTCCGCCAAAGAAGTCGAGTTCCTTGGTCGCCTGGACGGCGTAGCGGAGTGCGTCCATCATATGTGAGTGCTTGTCGTGTAGCGGCTTCCCGCTCCACTCCTGCAGCTTGGTGTTGAACTCGTACTTGTAGTTCTCGAGACACTCCAGGAGCCATTCACAGTTGGTCTTGTGGATGATCGTGTTGTAGAGCGTCATCCGCACCTGCTGGATGTCGGTGATGATGTCGAAGTCGCCGGCGCGGGATCCCGGGATCTTGTACACCTTGTTGCTCTTCGCGAGCACAGCGACGTTCGGGAACTTCTGCCGCATCATGTCGGCAGGCGTCGTGTTGACCGCCTTCTCGTGGTGGTCGCCGTCCCAGGGCAGGATGATCTGGCGGATCTGGTGGAACCAGGGCTTCTCGCGCAGCACGTCCACATACTCCGGAAGGGCCCGGCCGTGGCCCTCGCCACAGTCGAAGAGGAAGAGCTTATTGTTGTACCACTGGAACGCGATCCAGCTGGTCGCATCACTGTGCATGCCTGACGCGCCGATGTCAAACGCCACATACACGGGGTACGCAGGGTTCAGGTTGAAGTTCTCGTCGCGCTTCTCCTTGGCCAGCGCCATGTACGCTTCACCGTAGACGGCAGCGGCGTCCATCTCCTCGAACGAGCAGTAGTACTCCTGCTCGAACATGCGGTCATTGCCGAACCGCTTGAAGTACGCCTCGCGGTCCATGTCGAGCTGGTGCTGGCTGCGCACTGGCGGGAGGCCGGCACGCGTCATCATCTCGTTCAGGTCATCGATCGTCCGCACGATCACCTGGAAGCTGGGATCGCCCTTCATGGACTCCATCAGCTGCCACAGCGGGTTCCGCCGCTTGCCACGAGGAGTGCTGGCGATCATGAGCTTCTTTTCCTCGTGCTCGCCGGTGATGATCGGCATGAGTCGAGGGATCGGGTCCTCGCGGGAGAAGAGCGCGAGTTCGGTGATAGCATAGTCCTGGAAGGCCGTGCCGACACCGTTGTTGTCCTGGCCGCTCTGGAAGTAGCCCTGGAACTTCAGGCGGCTCCCGTTGGTGAAGACGCCCTCCATCACGGTGTCTTTCCACTTGACCAGGTGCTTCGGGGTGTTGTCCGAGAGGAGGTGAAGCATCCGGTTCTCGACGGCATCGAAGTACGTCTTCTGCCAGATGATGTCACGGATCATCGGGTTGTTCAGAGAGATGTACGTGCCCGTGCTCTTGGCGATCTTGAGCCGTCGGGTGATGGACTGCATGCCCATCGCGACGTCTTTACCACTCTGGCGCGGATACACAGCCACGCCCACCCGCTTGGAGTCCCACATCTGGTGGAGTTCCGCCTGGTATGGGCGTGGCCGGTAGTGCACCGGGAACCGGTTGGTCATCTACAGCCTCAGATTCGGCAGTCCCAGGGTTCCCCACAGGGCCGAGTAGTCCTCGGCGGCTTCGCCGGACATCCCTGCCTTGCTCTGGATCCCCGCTTGTGGAGCGTCCGGGTTGTGGAACTGCCCGGCATCGTTCCGCACCTGCTCCGCGGCACGCTGCTGCTGCGGAGTCGGCTGGCCGGCGGGTGCCGGCGGGGCCGGCGGCGTGACCTTTGCTGCCCGCTCTGCAACGAGCTGGGCCCGCACAGAGTCAATGAGCGGCTGGACCGGGATCGAGAACCCGCTGAGCTTTCCCTCAACACGCAGCTCATAGGGCTTGCTGAGCGACGCAAAGCGATCAGCAAGCTCACGGTCGAACTGCCGCGTGTTGGGGATGAGGTCGTGGTTCTGCCGGAACAGATCGATGCTGGCGTGCAACGTCTGCATCATCGGCTTCACCGCGTCAGACTGGCGTTCCGCACGGGCCTTGACCTCGGCAGCAAGCTGCTGCTTGGCAGCCTCCTGCCAGTCCCGAGCATCTGCGGAGTCGCGCAAGGTCTCCATGCCCTCGCCCACCATGCTCGGCACTTCCTGGCCGACGAGTGCGCGGGGGTGCTGGTTGATCGCATCGAAGTACTTGGAGTACTCTGTCTGGACCTCTGTGAGCGCCGCCTGTCGAAGCTCGTCGGCCTGGCGGGTCTCGAGTGCCGTCAGCATCTCCCCAAACTTGGGTTCGAGGGTAGCGGCATCTACTCCACTAGGCTCCTCGGAGGCCTGTCCAGCTTCTCCACCGGTTCCGGTGCCAGGAGCTCCCGCAGTTCCCGTGCCGGCGGGCTGTGGAACGCCTCCGACTCCTGCGTCTCCTGCTGCCGGTGCAGGAGCAGCTGGTGCTCCTGGTCCAGTTCCTTGCACCGGAGCAGCTGGCTCTCCAGTTCCAGCTGCAGCAGCAGCGCCCTCTGTGCCGCCCGCTTCTGTCGCTTGGCCATCCTCTTCAGGAGCCATGACGTCCATGAGCGTCGCAAAGAGCGAGTCAGGGTCATGAGGAAGGTCGATACCCCCAGTATTTTCCAGAGTCGCTTCATCGGCCACTGCTACCCCTTAACAGCCAGGAGACGCTGGCGCAGGGCTTCGCGATCCTCATCGGTGAACTGGAAGTTGATCTGCGACAGGTGCTCGACGAGGCCCTGTGCACCGACGAAGAAGCTCGTGGCATCGGCGAGCGCAGCCAGAGTGATGTGGGAGTCGACCTGAGCGGCTTCCCAGTCCTGCTCCCAGTTCTCGATCTGCTCCTGCCAGGCACCGATAAGCTCCAGGTAGTGCGCGCGGTTCTCTTCGGCGTCGTTCTCCACGCGCTCAAAGGCAGCAGGATCCTTGTCGATCTCGGCAGTCAGGATCTCGCGCAGGGCCTTGAGGAAGTGGAAGTACGTTGCGGTATACAGCGGAACGTCCTGGAAGTTCAGGCGCGGCCAGTTGTTCACGATCGAGTTCGCGTAGCGCGGAGAGATGTGCTCTTCCTCGTTCGCCTCGATGTTGGAGAGGATGCTCTGCCAGATCTCGAGGATCGTATGCGTCAGCTCCGGGGCCTGGCCCAGTGCGGCATCGACTTCCTTCTGGAGGTCTTCGGGCAGCTCGGGCAGTTCCTCGGGAGTGATGTTCTCGGTCATTCGCTGATCTCCTTCTTGAGCAGTTTCTCTCGGTACTCTGCCTCGATAGCGCGGCGAGTGGTGCGGATGTCGTAGCAGAGGCTCTGCCCGACGTAGACGGTCTTGATGTCCTCGG